GTTAAAATAACATATAAAACTACATCGGGAACTCCAGCAACACCCTCCACCACATATTAATAAGTTTGAACCCTTATATATGCATCAACCGGTATAATTCGGTTATGGATTGTATGATTAAGTGTTGGGATTGAACCCTTATATATAATTTGTGTCCGCAAATTGCGGTCCCTCAGAGTTGTACAAGTCCGTCTATGAACTTTTCGATGCGCTCTCTGGCGCCACTCTGAACGCTCGCGGCATCAGCTGTGGATGCCTCGAGATGAGCCAGCACGGCTGGATTGATTGCACCTGCCCCTGGGCGGTCGGCGAGTGGGGTTAAGTTGGTTCGAAGATCCTCCCACCCCTCCTCCGTCGCCATCTCGGCCAGCGACTCGTTGAGCAGTGCCGCCACGGCCGCCCCCTCTGCCTCCTCTTCCGGTGTAACTTCTTCCCCTTTGAGGTAGGCCGCCACTTTCGGCTTCATCAGAAGGTTGGCGGTCGCACGGCGCATTTTGCTGCACATCACGCCGAGAAAGTCCTGGTACGCCTCCAGATCTTTGCGCACCGTGGGCCAGGTTGTTCCTTGGGGGTCGATCTCCTTCGACACAAGGGACATCAGCAGCGCCAACGTGTTTGGCGTGTTTTCCAGCAGCTCGTAGGACGATTGACTCATGGTGAACTATACGATGGTCCACTGCCCCTGGTACCGGCAACCCATCAGCATCCAGCGTGTTCTTTAGCAGGGATTCTTGCTCCCTGTCAGCTGTGGGTACAGACCAGGGGTCTTGCAGGGTGTCTAGATGTTGTTCCATCTCCCGGATGAGCTCCACGGACAATCCTGTGCGAACCGATGTGCACTGTCTCATGAGATCCTCATCCTCAACACTCTGCGGCCAATAGCTGTCTCCGTGTATCCAATAAGGTTTTTCCTTATAATAGCTCTTCCTTGTCGATCTTTTCTCATATGATCCACACTTTTCCAAATACATTCTGTAAATGGCATGGCAATAGGCCCCGGTCAATGGTGACAATTTATCGGTGACCAGGTAACCTGTGACTCTGTCAACCGCTGCGTCGGCGATTGGGATGTTCGGATCGCGGCTGGTCAAATGCAGCTTTTGCCAGGTTCTTAGTGGATCTTGGAAGGAAGTAAGGGTGTTCACGGGATCGGGGAACACCCTGGCCAAGAAAACGAGTCCTTCCTCGGGTCGATACTCTTCCAATTTAACCTTCAACCCGAGGTCGTTCGCGACCTTGTTTATGCCGGCCTTGTATTGATCGTCGGCCAGCCCATCATCTCCGAATTCCGGTCCCATCAGTTGGAAACACTCCCTGGGGGACAGATCGGGACGGGTCATTCGTATCGCTGAGTATTGCACGAATCCGGCAATCTCCGTGTTACCATCACAAGTAATTGGAGAACCGCTTCTCACCCCACAACCGGCCAGGTAACCAAACCCAAACAATTTGGATCTGGCGGGGCAGGATATCAGCATCCGGAGGTAAGCTGCCAGCTCAGGATTTCCACTGAAATACTTCAGTAAGATCGCATTAGATATGTGTCTCTGAATCCAAGCTGACACTGATCCGTCCAGATTGCTGAAATCTATCCCAACTGGTCGACCGGTCACGGTGGCGAATTCTTGAACCAACTGTGCAATAGCCACAGGGGTCTTTCCTGGGCAAAACCAATGTTTGTTGTGTTCAGCGTGCAAAACTTCGTCGCGAAATTTGAGGGAGAATGAAGAAAACTTCAACAGATATCTCATATCTGGGAACGCAGATATTATCCTGGCGGGCTTGTTGCCAGGTTCGTTCTTGATGAAGCACTCTATCAGTTGGCGAACTGGAGTGTCAACGGTCTCCCAAATCTGTTTAACTCTCAAGGTCTGCGATGGCTTATCGAGCATAGCAGCGGTGTCTTCCAGGCTGTACGGTTCGCCGTCGCGCGCTCCGCCCAAGACGAGGTCAACGAATTCAACGGCATAACCCTGCACCCTCGATCCGGGGGTACGGTCGTTAGCCACGAACGTGATTCTCTCATCAATTGAAACTGAAGTCGCTTCCCAGCGTTTCGTCATAGGCACGGTATTGACATCCGTGATCAACGGGCTCGAATAGGCTCTGTAACTCGTTTCTGGCACATCAGCGAGCATGGCAGCTGGCCAGTGGACTGGTGGGGCTTGTGGTCTCCCCACCAACGCAATTTCATCCCTCTCTCCTGTTTTGCCGGTGTAATATTGGCCGAAGAGAGCAAGTTCCTTCTGGTCTTCATATCCCATTCCTAGCATTCTCGATGTTACTGACATAGCGGAACTTAGGCCGAGCAAGATGTCGTGGTCGGCCTTCTTCATCGACAAACTAACGTCATCCCCTGCCCTCCCGATGCTGATCATTTTGGTCGAGTCATCGTCGATGTAGCAGTTGACGTTCCATCCCTTCCTCACCTTACTTGCATACTCCACCCTGCTTAGTCTTCGTGCGTTAATTTCGTTGGGGATCCATTTGAAACGGTAGTGCGAGTACTGGGGGACGAGCCAAACGACAGCACGGTTCGGGCAGCTCGACCAAGGGCGTGCATGGTGTACCTTATAATACAGCACACGACGCATACCGCAAAAGTCAAGAACATAGTCCAGAAAACCGCTTCTTCGAGAGGCAACTTCGATGAATTCCCCAGGGCTGCACCAATTCCAAACGCGATGGGTCCAAGAGGACCCGCCGCTGACGTCGTAGCGTACCGAATTATCCTGAATACTGAAAGACGAATCACCGTCCTTACCCGCGACAAAAATTGGAGCAAATGTGTAGAAGACCGTAGGTATTGGTATGTCAAGGAGAGACTCGATGTCATGTGCATAGTAGTCGATGTCGATTCCGGTTCGCACTTGTCCTTTGGAAAGCGGATCTTCAAGGTCCATCGGGGAGTGGAGGTCACCGACCGCATAATGCTGGTGTAGGTTGGGACTACCATCTCCGTCCAGAGACGCCTCAGCCGGGGAAATCTCGTACTTGGTGAGACCGGATGACATAATAGCGGAGGTGATGAACCTTCTAGCGGCATCTCTAAATCCGCCCGAGATTGGGTGGCCATTATCAGCCTTACGCCCGATGTGCTGCGTAAATGAATCCAAAGGGAACCAGGAACAACGGATGTCCTTGCGTGTATAGTTGGTTAGTAGGCGTTGTAGGCCTCTAACAAGTGGGCTCTTGATGACTGACTTATATGGCCCGTGTAGGAGCTTGTCAACCCAAATCGCAGTAGGCTTGATTAACAGAGCTACCGCTGCGCAAGTACTGTAGAGGCCGACCAATTTCAGTCCTTCACTGTAAAGCGCCAAACTTGAGGATACACCGTGTAATTCTTTTAGAATGCCTTTAATCAAAGGAGCAAACGGT